GAACTGGATCAGTTGCTTTGACTGGTGTTAGTGTTTTTTCAAATTCCAATTCATTCAAAACCAGTGCCGCACGTTCTTGATCAATTTCGGCTTCGACTTGCTCAGGTGTCTTATTTAGATAACGACTAGCCCCACGTGCAGCGCCAAACATTAGCGCATTTAATGCTAAATCTGTGCCGACACTCTCGCCTGTGATTTCGTACTTTTTGGCCTGTTTATCGTAGCCCTCAGACTCAAGCACCTGACCGCTTGCATATTGCCCCGCAGTAGACAAAGCTGTTGCCCCACCAATCGATAGGGCTGCATCTTTGACAAGCCCACCTGTGCCTTTAAAACCATAGCTAATAGGCAGAATTGTTGATGCTGCCGCAACACCACCATCGATCAAAGCTGTAGTGGTTGCAGTATCCTCGTCAACACCCTTATGAATTAAATCCTCACGACTGTAGTTTGTTTCAGATAAACCAGTAGTCAGTGCCGCACCTGCTGGCCCAAGTGGAGCGCCTATTAAAGCTCGAGTAGCATAATCCGAAACACCAAAAAGCATATTACCGACCAATCCTGAGTTCGGCGCATCTTGCAGTTCTTCAACCTCCATCACTAAAGCGTCACGACGGTCTTTGTTCTTTTCTTCATGCACATCTGAAAATGACTTTTCACGTGCATCCAATGCCCCATCTAAGCCGCCATTTCGCACATCATCAATGGAGTATTGCAAATGATCAGCAACACGCTCAAAAGGCTTCTTAGCCGTGTCATAGGCTTTGACCGCGCCCGCAGCCACACCACGTGGGATAGCAGTAGCAGCACCATCAAATAAGCCTGTTTCTTTTTTAGGCTGCTTGGGTGCTTTACCTAAACCACCTGCATTCATTTCATTAATAGATTGCTGTTCGCTATCATCGATTTCACTGAGCCAATTCATTACTTAGTCGCTCCATTAATCATGATTCGCCAATTAACACCATCGATCTGCAATGGGGTGCCGCGCTCGTTGAGTAAATCGTATTGAATTTCACCCTTTTTGCTTCGCACTGGTGATTGTCGTAAACGAAAGGTTTTAAGCTCTGCCTCGGTCATGCCTGTGTGCTTAGCCAATGACGCATAACCAGCATCGAGACGACTTTCAAAAGCGTCATCGGTCATTCCGTAAGGCATAGCTACTTTCCAGTCCTCTAGCTTTCCACCCATATAATTTTTAAGTGTTCCTGACTGTTGATGAACACCACCAGTGGCAAAACCTAAAGCAAATTTCAGCACCTCTTTATTCGGCAATTCGTCTGCTTTGTCATGCTGTAAATTCCGTGCCTCCATGGTATCGGCATACACTGCACGGAATACGTTATAAGCATTATTGGCACTCGTACCTGATACGGTATTTCCCACATAATTGTTAAATGCGGCTTTTAAGTCGGCATCCTTAGGCATGATGAGCTGTTTGTTTTTTAGAATTTGCGTACCGTTGACGATGGAAGTTGAAAGCTTGCGCCCCTCTGTGCTTTGAAATTTATTCATATCAGCAAGGCCAGCAGCAACATAGTTTTGATCGCCTGACCCTAACTGACCTAACACCGCACCCCAAATACGTGCGCCATTTGGATGCCCTTTAGATTTAGAGATTAAGCCACTAATAAAATTCAGCTTTTCATTGACCCCCATACCATCAAAGGCTTTCTTCGCTTCGGGCAAATCTTCCTCAGAAATAGGCTTTAAAGTGATATTGGCATCTTTTAAAGACAACTGACTAATACCGTTATCCACTGCACCATCAATCCACGCACCAGGATTCGATTTAAGCGTGTTTCCGCCTAAGCTATGCACTTGCAAGCCAGTTTCACGCACAATTTGATTTGGATTGTTTTTCGCAGTTTCAAGCCTGTCTTTATACAACCCCTCAAATACACCGAGTAACTTTTCTTCTGTGACAGCATCAGCCGAAGCGGTGGTTTTCATATTAGCCTTTTGTTGGTTAATACGCTTAAGCATTTCGCTAGTCGGTAAATTTGCAAACTTTTGAATATTGACAGACTGTGCTTTATAAAAATTAAACTCAGCTTCGCTTTCAGTTCCCGCTACAGCCTTACCCACATTGTTCTCATATTCTGAGTCTTGAGCACGACCTGTAAGAACATTCGCTTTATAGTCATTCAAGAGCTTGGTTGCTTCTGAATTTCGCTTGTTTTCTTCAACTCGTACTTGGGTATCAAGTGCATCAATACGGCTTAAAACCTGATTTTTCTTTTGTTGTAATGTCTGTCCATCGGTGTAGCCAAATCCACCGTTATCCATTTTGGTGATCAACTGCCGCAATGAATTGGTGTCTTTGTTTTCTATAGCACTAGAAATAGCACCTTCAATTTCAAGAATGTCTTGGCCCGATTCAAAAGCATTTACCCGCGCCTGCACATCCGCTACAGGGAGATTCAAGCTTGCAAGATTGGTTTCTAAATATGTACGTCCTTGCTTGCGGTCATAACGTGAAGCTATTTCACCATAGCGATCTGCTAGCACAACACCTTTTTGCATATCTGCGCGAAGTTGCAACGGCAATAAACCTGAAGCCTGACGATTCACATTGTCACGCCAGTAGTTGTTTAAATCTGGACGTGCAAACTCAGGCAGTTCTGATTCAATTTGCTTGTACCGATCTTCTGACCACTTGTTTAAAGCATCCTGCCCAGCCTTGGCATTGTAATCGCCATTCGACACACCGTTTTTAACAAGCGTAACTTGCTCACTCATTTCAGTGGTCATGATGTCATCAAGCTTAACTTTTGCTTCTTGCTTGGCTAATTCGTTGTTGTACAGCTCAAGGCGTTTAGCGGATACTTCGGCTTCTTGTTTTTGCTTATCGATTTCCTGAAATGCACCATGTACAGAACTTCCAGCGTTAGCAATGGCGGAACCAAGCTGATCTAAGTTGTTTTGGGGTACAGCAATACGCTCAACTTGTGGCATTGCATTACCAAAATTACCCATAGGGATTCTAGCCATTATTTCCACCCATTTGTTTCATTGGCATAGCGAGCATCAAGAAGGGCTGTCTCTTTTTTTGCTTTTACAGCATTAGTATAACCACCAGCACCCGCTGAAACCGTATTCAAAACACCTGTTGCCGCTGCCGTATTTGCATTGCTTTTAAACTGACTGGCCTGCGCCTTTAAACGCTGTGATGAGTTATAGCCTGTGATTTCAGCCATATTCGCATCGTAATTTGCAGCCTGCTCAATTTCATCATTGATAACCAATGCTGTGCCTTCGTTCACATCTAGGCCATTTTGAGCCAAAGCAGCACGTGCGGCGGATTGGGTTTTTTCTTTCTCCTTACGGATACGCTCTGCTTCCAAACGGCCGCGAGCCTTTTGCGCATCCGCATCTGCTTCAGCTTGTTCACCTGCGGCTTTGTTATTTTGGTAGCTCGAATAACCAGTAATTGCTGCACCTGCTACAGCGGCCGCAGCCGCAACCATTCCCCAAGTCATAGTGCTATCTCCTTAAACTTGCCTTGGATTGTTACAAGGAATTGATCAATCTCTTCTTCAGGAACGATCACTTGCTTTTCGATTTCTTCTAAATCAGTGCTATCGGTAGGGTGAATAGTTATGCATGAAGTATCTTCATGAAAATAGCCAATGCGTTTTGTTCCGGGCATTGTTCTTAACACGCATGGCGCCTTGATCAATTCAACACCATCATCGGTTAGCACGCTGCAACTTCCTTTTAAAAACATTATGAAGTGTTCTGTACGGTGCATCTTACTGACCACCAAAGTGCCTGCTTTTGCATCCATCTGACGCATATACACACCTGGTGCAAAATGATGAACCACTGGCACTTCAATCAATTCAGCTTGATCCGTAACTTGCTGTTGAATATCTCTAACAACGTCTATGTATTCACGGTTTTGAACTTCACCAAGGATGTGAGCTAACAACTCTTTATTTTCATGTGGAATAACGTCATTCATGTTTAAAGCTCCATGTCCAGTAAGGTGCCATGCTCTTTAAATCCAAAATGGTTATAGAGTCGGATGCATCCCTGAGTATTAATTCCAGTGGTGGTACCACACTGAACGCGACCTGCATTCATGTGCTTAGCCCAACTTACAAAACTATCAATCAATAAAAATGCTGACTGGGTTGAGCGATATTCAGGGACAACATAAAAGACTTGCTCAAAAGCAATCACCTGATTATTGAACCAATCCTTTGTTGTCAGACAGACAATGCCACCTGTTAAAGCATCCTTATGCTCAGTCACAAAAATAGCACCCTGCCCCTGAATGACTGCTGCAAGGTTTTCCTCTAAAGCATCCTCATTAAGCTCTCGACTTGAATAGTTGGGAGCTTCAAGAATAAATTGCCGTGCCATAGTGAGCAGACTAGGCATGTCTTTTAGTGTTGCTGGCCGAACTTGCATGTCATTTCTCATTAATTGATAACTGCATGGTGATAGCTTGCAGGTGAAAAGGTAGCGGTTTGTTGTGTGTTATTACCAAAGGCACTTTATGCAAATCCTCCCATGTGCCGCCCTCCTCAAGATGAAAGCCTGTGTACGGTTTTGCAGGACCTAAAATATCGTCGTCAAAAGTGAATGTTTCGATCAGCTCACCATTGATGGATGCGCCCAATGTCTTATTAAAAAAGAAAGCAATTCGATCCACCTTAGCTTTGTTCATCATGGAGGATAGTGGGCTTTGATTTAGCTCTGGCGGGAACAACTCAGCCACACACTCAAATGTTTGACCAAAAGAAACGGTCTTGCCTGACAGACCCGCATCAACCTGTAGAAAGTTTCCATCCACGATGTATTCAATCTCAGTGACTGTCTCGCCATCTTCGCAATAAACAGAAATACCATTCAGTCGGTCAAACTGCGACTTGCTGATCATATTTCCATCCAATGTAATATCCACTTGAGAATCCAGATAAGCATCAAATGAGATTTGTTCAAGATAGATATTGCCCTTTCGCTCAATCAGCATGAATGCTTGATCAGATCCCAGCGCTGTTGGTAATGAGCAGATACTTTTAACTAATCCACCAAAATCATGCTGCGCCCACGCCAACACTTCTTGATCGCGATTGAACGTAATTGAAGCCACTTTGCCATCACCCAACACACACCACACAGTTGATTCAGGCTCTTGCTGATATGAGATTTGGCTGACACCAAGATGATCTTCACCAATATGTGAAGCCAGCGTACTAATCTCAGGCGATACCAAACCATCCACTTCATAGCGATAGGTCAATGCACGTACGCGCTCACCACCACGCTGTACGAATAGCAACTCATTACCCACACGCTCTGGGCGTGTTACCGCATAGGCTCCATAAGCTGAATGCTCAGCAATGTTTACTGTGGTTGGTGTTAGGCCGCCATCTGAATCCACCATGAACTCGCCACCCGAGGTTAGGCAGATCACGCCACGTTGTGCTTCAAGAAATAAAATTGAGTTGGATAAACCCGATGCCGAAACGATACTGAATGCATCACCATCCTCTGTAGTTTCAAGGAAGGTGCCATTAGCACCAACTGCACTAAACCAGATTTTGTTTGGAGCTTTTTTAGTATTGGCAAATACCAGTCGTTGCTTGAAGTAGGTGCAGCACCGTGGATAGCCATCCGTTGAATTGAACGCCAAAGGCTGAATAACCCATGAGCGCTCAATCGCCTTAATGACAGCATCCAGCTTTTTTACTACTTCCCCGCTAATGCTGTTCACGTTATTAAATTTTGTGATTTTGATCAGGCCGCCATTTACATCAACGTAGCGCCCAACATCATCCACGGTAAATCCAGCCCCATCTGCGTTTGGCACCACCACCCAATCAGCAACCGATGTGCTTGGTTGTACGCCCGTGTTATCTCTTGCTGCCTGATAGTAAGCCCCCGAATACGTCACCACGTCACCAAGTAGGTAGGTCTGAGTATTTGACCAAGCTGTTACAGCATCAAGCGTGAAATTAACAAAGGCGCCAATATCACCACCAGATGGCGTGCCCTTACGAAATGGGTAGCGAGCATTGTCTGAGTCAATCGGTGGATGGGTAAAAACAAAGGCATCTAGCGCCCAGTTGTCAAAGGCTTCATTACAACGTAAGCGTTGTACCGGCACAGCACTGTGAGTAATGAACATTTCAAAACGGTATTGAACATATTGAATATCTGGAATCTGTGCTGCTGTATAGGGCGAAGCCAGCGTGGTGACAACTGTTTTTGTACGCGGGTTGTACACTTGAATGCTGGTGTTTTTTAGGATAAGTAGATAGGCGCTGCTAGAGTTCACAATGAATGGGATTAAGCGGATCGCACCAGCCGTCAGGTTGCGATAAAACGTGCCTGGTCGTTTGCGCACGCCACCTTCAACCAGTGGGAATACATTGCGCAGTCGCTTTGCACCATTGCTGTACTGTTGAATATCGGTCCGAGTGTATAACGCTGGTGCCAGCTCCCCGGCGCTAAAGTTATTTTTCATGACAACGGTTTTCATTAGTAGCGCACTCCAATCAGTGAAGATTGATAATCTGCTGCAAAGTCTTGCGCTGGTCGCTCTTGCCCATTGATGGCGCGTGCCTGTTTCAGCATGTTGTTAAGCTTCTGCCATGCGCTATCCGACTCTGCCTGACTACCTGTAATCGGCTTGGCTAGTTTGTGGACCAGATACAGCACCATGCATTCACAAAACAGGGAGTCCCAAACTTCTTCGTTATCTTCATCACTTACATAGACCAAGTTAATTAGATTCATGTTGGCTAAAATATGGCGACCTTCGATTTCATACTCCTCCACACCTGCACTGATCACGCGAATAAAATCACGTGGCAACGGGAAAGAGTTTTCATAACCAAAAGTCGGATGTGTGGTCACTGGCGCAAGCTGTGCGCGTTTCTTAGCAAATGACCATGGATGCATTCGCAATAATGCCTTGCGTGTGCTGGCATAGATCGAAGCGCAACGACGTGCATTCTCTGTGTTTTCATCAAATGAAATAATGGATTTAGCGCCGATCTGGCTCAGCGCTTCGTTGCAGATCGATACTTTTGTTGTAGACATAAAAAAGCCCTCAAGTTTTTATGATCTTGAGGGCTTTTCTGGTGAAGTTTATTGTGTTTCTTCCAGAACTTCAGAAAGCCCATTTAAGGCTAATGCAGCCATCCAATTCTCCCGAGCATCACCATCAAGCATCAGGCGCTCATACAAAAACTCAAGGGCTGGCTGTAGCTCGATAGGCACTACCTGCTGTCGCAACTCATCATCACTGAATACTGCATAATCTTCAGGCTTCCACCAGGAATGACAACCCCAATAGACTGCACCATTACTGTCAATTAACTTTACAGATAGATTATTTTCACCGCATCCATAAAGCTCTGCAATTTGATTGATCGCGTCTTTGTGGGCATCAGGCACGATGTTGACGACTGATAAGTTAAACATTCAGTGTCACTCCTGTATTTTTAGCAATGGTTTTCTCTAGCGCAATAGTTTCACTGTCTGTTGTTAAACGCCCAATACCGATTAAGCTATACAAATGACCGTTGAATGGTAGCGATGTTCCTGCTCTGCGCCCTATGTAGAGTGGATAGTTACCATAATTGCCTCCCCCCTGATTTGCAGTATCTATTCTCTGAGATTTTCCGTCTAAGGATATCTTAGTTAAAGGTTGGGTCGTGGAAAGCGATATAGATAGTACAGCGCTATTGGGGGCTTTGTATAAGTTATTATTTACAAGTGCGTAACTTGGGGGCATGTTTATCCCGCGACTAGCTATACCATAGACCTCTACAGTGTTCGGAGGAGCATAAACAATAAAAGCCCCTGCGTTTGCTGTAGCACTCGTAGATAGTTCAGCTAATATACTTGTAGCCGCATCACTCAACTTCCGCACACCTGCAAACAAACTGACTTTATCCGTAGCAGTGAAATTAATGCTACTCGTCTGCAAGAAATCATCAACACCGTCAAATGCTAAGTAATACGCGCCTGTTGTAGTGTTGCGTTGTAATTTCGGCTTGCAGGCAGAATCGGTTTGAAAAGCATGATTATTGCGTCCTGACTTATCTTTCATCAACCCCACACGCTGCCCTGCTGCTGTTACAGGAATAGTCCCTGCTGCGTCTTGATACATCGTACTTAGATCGTTAGGATCGTAGAAGAAGCCTTGTTCGTTGTTGGAGAATAGGTTTTTTATAATAGAGGCCAGATCGTTTGACTGCCCTGCTAATACCGATCTGGACACAGGGCGACCAACTGAACGAGATACTGAACTCATGCAGACACCTCTAATGTGGTTGCTGCTGCTGCATCAAAACGAAAACGAATATAGCCGCGCTTTAAGTTAATTAGCTGTGCTGTAGTGCTAGTGAATGTCAACTCAGGGTATGTACGCCATACGCCGTCATTTCCTTTAATATCAACATAAACAGGGCCTGCGCCAGTTACACCAATCCACAACCCTAAAGCCGGAGAATTTTGGCTTTCTAAATAATATTCTTCACTGGTGAATGCTGTTTTATCGTTAAAGATGGCATTGAAGCCAGGTCTGATAGGTGTTGCCATAATTTTTATCCATTAAAAAAACCGCCTATCTCAAAATAAGCGGTTTTTAGGTGAGGTTTGTTGGGTGTTAAGCCTTGTTAAACCCTTCAACACCACGAGCTTGACGATCTTTAGTGCGCTGTTCAAACAGTGCTAAAGCATTTTCCATATATGTGATTGCACGCTTGTTTTCATCACATGGAAAGTTACCATCCAAAACTTTCGTACGATGAATTAAGATGGCTAGCAATGCCTCACTGGTCAAACCATTTACACCGTTTTCTTTCACTGGTCCATTCTGAAAGTGGATATGTGAAAACAAATCACCAGATAAAACACCATAATAATGACCACGTGGCAGGTCGTGAGTTTCACCATCAACCTCAATCCATTGATCATGTGTTACAGAAACGCCGTTATGATCAACATGAATTTCAACACCTGTCATGTTAGCAGTCGCATCAGGTAGAATTTGCTGTTCTGTATTGCTCATGTTTATTTTCCCATCTTGATTATAAAAAAAGACCTCACGCCCTGCTCGTAAAGCGTGAGGCCAAAGCTACGACTTACGATACAAAGTCAATTGCAACGACTTTCTTCTCGTTTGCACGGCCTGCTGCAAGAGAATGCACACCACCAACCTGCTTGATGTTTTTCTTGTCTGAACGTGTGGTGATGTCAAAGCCAGTAATATCCGCTTCACCGAAATGAATTGCAGATCCACAGTAAGCAACGGTACGAAGCTCACCCACCGCAGCACCTTGGTTTAATTTTTCGTATGGAATCCAGTTGAAGCCCATCCATTTACCACCAACACCACCATCCTGCAGCATTTTTCCAGCCATAAAGTCGGCAGATGTCAGTGTAGTGTCACCTAAAATGCTTGACAGCATGTCCGATGTGTAAAGGATGTAGAGCTGCTCACCGTTATGCTCATCTACTTCATTTTTACGAAAGATAGATTTTGCTTTAATAATCTTTTGCTTCAAAGTACCAAAGCCTGAAAGGATGATCTGGCCTGCTGGCAATGCGGTTGCTGTGGTTGTTGCTGTGCCGTTATCAGCAACGCTTTTACGATTAATTGTACCGATTGCAGCCTGGTAAACGATATCGTCAATTTTGCGGTTTTTCGCGTTATACAGTAGCTTGATGTATTTATCGTTTGGATGCGCTTTCAGCTTCGGAATGTCGCGTGATTCGATAGGAATGAACAGATCAAAGTCATTCATCAAGACGCTACGAGTACCAGCATCAGGAATCGTCCAAGCTGTATCACCGAAACGCGCACCAGAAGCCGCCATTTCAACTTGACCCATATCGTTAATGGTGAATGATTCACCCACGATTTTTCCGCGATTTACTACGGTTTTTAATAAACGGCTTTCGTTCTGTTGTGATGCCAACTCATAGTTGTCATGGAACTGCTGAACAAAGGCCGCCGTGATTTTATTTTCATTCACAATAGGCATACATTACCCCTTATTTGTATTGCTTCTGATAGAAGTTTTGGACTTGAGAAAAGACACGCTTATGATCAGGGTGGCTTTCGTTCAAATACGCTTCCGACTGCATTAATGATTCAACATCCAAACCGCCACTTTGTTGTGTGTTAGACGGGGGTGTATCTTCATTCAGTTGCTGACCAAAATAGGCTGCCATCTTCAACACCAGTGGATTGTTGCCAAATGACGGATTGTTCACTTCCTCCGCAGTCAGTACCCCGTTTGCAATCAGGTTACCTGCCACTGCTTGTGCATAACCGAAGTTCTGCTCTGCTTCACCACCCCATACTTCACTCATGGTTTTGACCGTGGTTTCATTGTCCAGTACGGCATTATTTTCCATGAGTGCTGGAATCAGCTCGTTATATTCCTTCAGTAAGAAGTTCAGGCTACCGTTATCCAACCCAGCTTCACGCGCACGCTCTAAGAACTCCTGATTTTCAGGAATGGCCTTAAACTCGTCAAAGTTAAAGTTTTCCACTTCGACCTGATAACCATCGATTGATTCAGGTGCGCCAGTTGTAGTTGTTTCTTCAGTGGTTTGACCTTGATCACCAGCATCCTGAATTTCCCCCTCATGACCACCACTTAAAAGTGATGTTTGCTCTTGATTGGTTTCAGTTGCTTGGTTTTGGTTTAAATCAGTCATTTACTTCGTCCTCTTGCTTATAATTTGGATCGTTTGCACGGTTAATTTGTTTGTAGATAAAGCCGATCACGTCAGCCTGACCTGCACGGAAACAGGACTCGCGCTCTGCATCATGGCCACCGCGTACATAGCTTGATTTATTGGCATACATAAATGTGAGGTGAGCAAGTACTCGTTGCCCGCTGTAATCTAGGTCAAAGACATTGCGATACGTTTCAGGCGTAGCTGTACGCGCTGTTTGAACCTTTACAAATGCGCCACGCTCATCCTCTTGGCTTTCTTCCTTTGCCTTGGGTAATGAGCGCTCGGCAAGTTCAGCTTGGTAACTTTTAATCTGGCTTTTTAGCTCTTGGCTTTTGTTGACTTCATTCCACCAGCCAACGGCTAAGATCAGCCCAACGATAAGCATCACAGCTGGAAAAATAATCACTGCATTACTCCTGTTGCTGTTTCAGCACCTATCTGCTTTTCAAGGCCTTTTGCCACCGCACCGCCTGCCATTTCCATCATGGCTTGTTGCTGCTGTGCTTGAGCCTGTTCCTCTTGTGCCTTTTGACGTGATTCACGCAATTGCTGAACTTCATCAGCTGTGCGCATGATTGATTGAGGAACACCGCGACCCGAGCCAGTCACTGTAGCTACGGCATCAAAATTAATATTGTCCAAGACTGTCGGATCAACACCAGCCACATTTGCCATGCTCATGATGTATTGCTCAGTGGCATAGACTTCTTCCATGCGCTGAGAACGTGCCAGTGGCGACACAAACTTAAAGGATAGATTGCGACCCCATAGCTCCTGTGGTGGCTGTCCTAAAGCACCTGAACGAATAGCTAAACCAAAACAGCGATCAAGGATGGATTTCAGGTATTCAGTTTGCAGACGACCATACATCGGCCCGAGTAGCTGACGGATCATTTCGACACGCGTATTGATTTCTGTTGCAGTCATGTTGCTGGTGCCGATTGGTGGCAATTGGTCAGCCATAAGACGACGACGAATCCCGCCTTGCAGGTTGGTCAATAGGTATTCAGAAAGCTGAAAGTTCACGCCATCATCCAGACGTTTCATTGAATCAACACTGTTGGCAATAATCACTTTTCGTGGACCAATACGCACAGTATGCGGGTTTAAAACACCATCATCCTCAGCAATCCACATGCCGCCAATTTGAAGATCCGCAGAACGTAGTGTGTTCTTCATCAAATCATTTAATGACTTAGCATCAGGCAAAGCCAAGGTCATTTGACCATTGCCATACACCGAGTTTGGAAGTTTGCGCAGACGTGGTACCGAGCAAGGAAATTCGTGATAACCAGACTCTTTCAGCATGTGCTGATTGCTCTGATCAATATGATAAGAAGCAAACGGCATGGCTTTGTTGATCTGACCAGCACCCACCTGTTTACGCGGCTGGATCACATGCAATAACTTCAGTTTAGTATCTGGTGCTCTCTTTGCTGTATCGACAACCGTGTAGTGACAATTCTTCTCACCATAAGTATTAATCATGGCTTCAGCTGTCATTTCATGTTCGCGGTAAATCGTATCAATCAAGCCATCAGCACGTGATGATCCGATAAAACAACTACCCGTTGGCCACGACTCAAACACATAACCGCCACCTGCCTCACGATCAATATCGACATACATCACACCCCATCCAGCAGTGACAACGTCCGTGATCGTGTCGAAGTTCTCACTGTCAAAGTTTGCACCATGGATATTGCGCCACATGAACTGACACACATCTTCAAGCCAGCGCTCACCCTCCGTGACTTCTGATAGGTCATCAATACCATCTGGCACAGCCTTAAACCAAATTGCATTTGCAGGCGTTACACCATTCATGATCATTGAAACAAGGACTTGAACAGAATCGGCAGCGGTTGAGTCATACAGATCCGCACGCTCAGTCTCACGCTGATTCTTTACATCACTTCCAGCAAAGGACTGCTGACGCTCAGGCGCACCAAACCGATAGCATTCAGCCCAATGCGACTCATACTGTGCACGCGCAGCTTTGAGTTGTCCCAACCGGGTACAGTATTTGCGAGCGTCGTTTTGCATTAGCCACCACCTAGTTTTGATTTTTGGTCATTTAAAAATGTAGAAAATGCACCAGAAAGACCTGTCGGCTCTTTACCGCCCTCCCCACCCAATACGCTCATACTGCTACCCGCTGAGCTACCAGAACGACGCATGGCTTTTTTAGTATTGGCTTCTGCTGTGGCTTTTTCAGCTGCACGACGTGCATCACCTTCTGGGTCCTGCTTCACTACTTTTGGTTTAGATCCCATGGTTATTCCTCCACTGAATCCCAGCCGCGCTCAGTCAATACGCCGTGAATGTGTTTAACTTCGGCAGGTTTTGATTCAAGTACTTGTGGTGCTGCAGTTTTGCTTTGTGCTTTTGATTGAGCTTCCAATGCTTTAATTTTTGCTTCTGCTTCAGCGAGCTTTTGCGCTACAGCATCAAACTGCTCTACAGGTACAAGAGCCACTTCTGGCGCGTTTTCATTGGTAGAAGGATCAGCACCAGTGATGCTTTCTAACGCAGCTTCTGCCTGTTCGGCTGTGGTTGGTTGAGTGGTTTCTACCACTTCTGTTTTTACTTCTGCAGGTTGCTTTGCTGCACCTGGTACTTGTGTCTTGCGTGGTGTAGTAGCCATAAAAAAGCCCCATCATTGGTTGATAGGGC